TGGGTGCGCTACGAACCGCACGTTCGCACGCTTGACGTTCCAGAGGATGGTTTGCAGGTCACCGAGGACATTGACAATGAGCCAGCAGAAACCCTTGAAGGCGCCGAGAATCCCGAGAATCAAGACTACACCGCCGGCGGCGAAGCCGAGCCGCAAGAGGAAATCGAATACGAGTGCGCCCCTACCGACTACGTTCATTGGAAGGATTTTGGCCACTCTGTCGCACGCACTTGGGAGGAAGTAACCTGCGTCTGGCGCTGGGTCTACATGACACGCGAAGCACTGACAGAGCGTTTCGGCGAAAAGATGTCAAAGAAGATCCCGCTGGACTCAGGACCGGAAACGCTTAAGAGTTATGGCCAGAGCAACAAAGAGCGCACCCGCGCCAAAGTGTGCGAGCTGTGGGATAAAGAAACCGGCAAAGTCTACTGGTTCACGAAGAACTATAGCGAGCTGATTGACGAGCGCGACGATCCTCTCGAACTTGAGGGTTTTTTCCCTTGCAGCAAACCGCTTTATAGCACCACGACTAGCGATACGCTGATTCCGGTGCCTGACTTCGTGCTCTACCAGGACCAGGCCAACGAGCTGGATATTCTATCAGACAGAATTGACGGACTGGTCAAAGCACTGCGAATCCGTGGTGTCTATGATGCGAGCCAGCCGGCGCTGCAACGCCTGCTGACCGAGGGCGACAACAACACGCTGATTCCAGTCGACAAATGGATGCAATTCAGTGAGAAAGGCGGGTTGAAGGGCGCCATCGACATTCTGCCGATTGACGAGCTGGCCAATGCGTTGCTGAACTGCTACCGGGCAAGAACAGAGATTAAAGCGCAGATTTACGAAATTACCGGCATTTCTGACATTATCCGTGGTGCTTCAGCAGCATCAGAAACCGCAACCGCGCAGCAGATTAAAGGCCAATACGCCGGCCTGCGCCTGCGCTCGATGCAGGAAGAAGTCGCGCTGTTTGCCAGCGAGTTGATCCGGCTAAAAGCGCAGGTCATGTGCAGCAAATTCCAGCCGCAAACCATTATGTTGTACGCCGCTGCCGGACAAATGAGCCAGCCCGATCAGCAGATGATCCCGCAAGCCATGCAACTGATGCAGGACAAGCCGCTGCGAAACTTCCGCATCGAGGTTGATGCCGACAGCTTGGTGCAAATTGACGAACAACAGAACAAAAAAGACCGCGTGGAATTCCTGACCGCATTTGGTGGATTCATGCGCGAAGCGTTACCGGTCGGCCAGCAGTCGCCGGAACTGGTGCCGATGCTGGTCGAGCTGATCAAATTCGGTATCGGTGGCTTTAAACAGGCCAAACCAATTGAGGGCGTGCTTGATGTGGCGCTGGAACAGATGAAACAAAAGCAGGCCGGACCGCAGGAACAGAAGCCCGATCCAGAAATGATGAAGATGCAAGCGCAACAGCAATCGGATCAGATGCGCGTGCAGGCCGACACACAAGCCGCCCAGGCGAAGATGCAATCTGACATACAAATGACGCAAGCCAAAGCCCAGGCCGAGATGCAGATCGAGCAGATGAAAATGCAACACGCTGCACAATTGGAACAGCAAAAGCTGCAATTTGAAGGCCAGCTCAAAAACATGGAAATGCAAGCCGCAAAAGAGCGCACCGAGCTGGAAGCGGCAACCAAGATTATGGTGGCAAGGATTGGTGCTAACCCGGGTCTGGATCTGCCGTTAATGGAAGCGCAACAGGCCGCAAGCGAGAAGGTCAGCGCCGAGCTGGGCGAAAACGTCAAAATGGCCATCGACCACATGGCGCAGATGCACGAAAACATGGCAAACATGCATGGCGAAACCATGAACCGCATCGGCGGTGTCATGCAAACATTGGCAGCGCCTAAACGCATTGTGCGCGGTCCTGACGGTAAAGCAGTCGGCGTGGAGGTTGCAGCATGATTGTTACCACGACAAAGGGCGCCATGGACGATTCACTGCTCGAAAAGCGGGAAGGGTCGGTCGACAACGACAACGAAAACACGACATGGGTGGAATACTGGCTTGCCGACGAGCTGGTGCACAGATCCGCGCATGTCAGACTGAAAAAACCGATAGTTTCAACATCCGAGGCAGGGAGTTTCCCAAATGGCTAATACGCAAGCAATGTGCACCAGTTTCAAAACAGAGATCCTTTCCGGCATTCACGCTCTAGGAACAACCGTTATTCGGGCCGGAACCGGTGCAGATACCCTAAAAGCCGCGCTGTATCTGGCAAGTGCTACTGTAAACGCTGCCACAACCGCATACAGCGTCACAGGCGAGGTTTCCGGCGCTGGTTATAGTGCCGGTGGGGTCACTGCAACAAACGCCACAGCGCCCACCTCAACAGGAACCACAGCGTATTGGACGCCGAGCGCCAGCTTTACTTACACGAATGTTACGCTGACCACTTCTTTTGACTGCGTGCTCGTCTACAACAGCACCCAGTCAAATAAGGCTATTTCAGCTCACACCTTTGGCGCCCAAACCATTACCGCAGGCACGTTTGTGTTGTCCATGCCGACCAACGACAGCACCAATGCACTTATCCGTATTGCCTAAGATATGGCACAGGGCGCATGGGATACCGGCACCTGGGATGCTGCCCTATGGGATAGCCTGCCCGTCACCGGCAATTCTGCAACCGGATCGCCGGGTAATGTCGGCGCGACCGTCACGATTGCGCTATCCGGCGTGCAGGCAACGGGTCAGGTTGGCAGCGAGGGCGAGGCCACAACGGCGCCAGTTACAGGCACCGCGGCAACCGGCGCCGCGGGCACTGTTGGCCTGGTCATCACGGTTTCTTTGTCCGGAAACAGCGCCACTGGCGACGTTGGAACGGTCACGGTGGTGCCGCAGCCGGTCATCATTATTGACGACACGCACGACGGCCGACGGTTTAAAGAACAGCTTGAACGCGACCGCAAGCTCAGAGCAAAGAAAAAGCAGGCAATCCTTGACGCTTTTGAGCGCATTGTCGAAGGCCGGCCAGAGATCGCCGAGGAAATCGCAGCACCTTATGTTGTCACCAGACCAAAGGCAAAGTCGGCGCCAACAATTAATTACGACGCGCTATTTGCCGATCTGGACCGCGTGCAGCGGATCTGGGATACCCACCTTGAACTTGACGACGAGGACGTTCTGACACTGCTATGAAAAAACAATACGTGCAAATCAATGGCGAGCTGATCGAGAAGGTCGATCACTACACAGATCCGCTGGCGCCAATCGTGATGCCCGACATTCAGCCGTATCAGTCAATGGCCGATGGCAGCATGATCACCAGCCGCAGCCAGCACCGCGAGCACCTGCGGGCGCATAACTGCATTGAGATCGGCAACGAGAGCATGGAAACCAAAGTCGCACCTCCAAAAGACAACCGGCGCGAGATCCTGCGGGCGCAGCTCGCCAATATGACGCACGACCAGGCTAATAAAATGCTCGCTAAAGCGCGAGATGATTTACGCTTTACCCGTCGTTAAACCAACCCCCACAGGGAGAACAAATGTCAGATTTAACCGAGATAGTGCCAGTCGAAAACGCAGACGCTCGCCGCGAGCTGCTTTCAGCGCAGTTTGATGAGGTTGAGGCCGCAGCGCCTGAACCTGAAAGAGCGCAACCCGCGCAAGCCGAAAAGCCGCGGGATGAGGTCGGCAAGTTTGCAAAAGCCGCACCGGCAGAGGTAAAGACTGAGGAAGATCCGGTCTGGCGCCGGCCGCCGGCAAGCTGGAAGAAGGACTATCACGAGACTTGGAATCTGGCAGACGACAAATTAAAGCAATACGCCTGGCAGCGCGAAAGCGAGATGAAGGCGGGCGTCGAGCCGCTGATCAGCAAAGCCCAGTTTGCCGACCAAATGCAGGAGGTTTTGAACCCCTACATGAACACCATTCAGGGCTTGGGCATTGACGCGCCGAAAGCGGTTAAGGCGTTGATGGAGGCCGATCACGCGCTGAGATACAGCAATCCGCAAGAAAAACGGCAGTATTTTGCTAGACTGGCGCAATCTTACGGTGTAAATTTGAACGATGTGGGTTACGACCTGCCACAACAGGTCAATGTTGATCCGACAATCTATGCACTGCAAAACGAACTAAATAATGTTCGTGGCGAGGTGCAAGGCTGGAAACAGCAACAGGAACAGCAGCAGAATCAAGCCTTACTTGGCGAAATCAACAATTTCAGTCAAAAGGCAGAACACTTCGAGGAAGCACGCCCGGCCATGATCCAGCTTCTACAAAGCGGCATGGCTACGGATCTCGACGACGCATACGAAAAAGCAATACGCTTAAACCCCGAACTTTTTGATGCTGTCCAAAGTGGCCTACAAGCCCAAACGGATGCAACGAAAAGGGCAGCAGCTAATACTGCGGCGAAACGGGCAAGGGCGGCAGCGGTAAGCGTTAAAGGTTCCACACCCGGCACCGTTACAAATACCAAAGCGCAAGATCGCCGGTCCTTACTTGCCGAACAATTCGACAACATGAGCGACCGACTCTGATAATTTTTTAAGGAGCTTTATTATGGCTTTTGCCAATAGCTCGATCAGCGACATCATTGCGACCAACATTCAAAGTCGTAGCGGTGAGCTGGCCGACAACGTAACAAACAATAATGCGCTTCTGCGCCGCCTCAAAGAACGCGGTAACGTGAAAACGTTTTCCGGTGGTAACGTAATCTTGCAAGAGGTTATGTATAACGACAGCACGACCAACAACACGAATTCTTATTCGGGTTACGAAGTGCTCAACGTTTCACAAAACAGCCCGATCAGTGCGGCGCAATACGGCATCACGCAATACGCTGCTGCGGTTTCGATCAGCGGTCTGGAAATGATCCAGAACAGCGGCAAAGAGGCGATCATCGACCTGCTTGATGGCCGTATGAACGTTGCCGAGGCGCAGCTGGCTAACCGTATCGGTTCGGATATTTATCTGGACGGAACCGGCAACTCTGGTAAAAACATCACCGGACTGGCAGCTGCTGTGCCGGATAGTCCGAGCACTGGTACGTATGGCGGCATCAACCGCGCTACGTTCTCGTTCTGGCGCTCGGTGGCTTACTCTGGCGTGACGAACGGTGGATCTGCTACGTCAGCATCGAACATCCAGCAATACATGGATTCGATCGCTGTGCAGCTGATTCGCGGAACCGACAAGCCGGATCTGATCGTTGCTGACAATAACTATTACCGTTTGTATCTGCAATCGTTGCAGTCGATTCAGCGCATTTCTGATTCGGGTTCTTCGATGGCCGGTGCGGGCTTTGCTTCGCTGAAGTATTATGGCGCTGGCATGGCTTCCGACGTTGTGCTTGACGGCGGTATCGGTTCGGCAGCAACTGCAAACCATATGTGGTTCTTGAACACGAAATATATTTTCTTCCGGCCGCACGTTGACCGGAATTTCGTGCCGATTGGCGGCGAACGGCAAGCCGTAAATCAAGATGCGATTGTTAAACTGATTGGCTGGGCGGGCAACATGTGCGCTAGCGGTCCGCAGTTTAGCGGCGTTTTGATCGCTTAAAGGAGATATGAAATGGCTTATACTTTTGACGACAACAAAGCGGGATTGCTGCAAATTGCTGTCATCGACACGGGCGTGACCAGCCCGAGCGGTGTATCAACTGGCAGTGCTACCGTTATCCCAACTCCGCCTAACGTGTTGGGGCAGATTGAGCGTGCTTTTGATCCGACCTATGGCGCCGGTGAATTCATCCTTCTGGTTGGCGTTGCCAGCACGACGGTTGGTTCGCTGGTCACCTATGACGGCACGACGTATCAGACGACTCTGTGCGCTACTACCAGCAACCAGGCTCGCCCGGTTGCGGTGGCAATGTCTGCTAATCTGGCCGGCACTTTTGGTTGGTATCAGATTGAAGGCACTGCGGTTTGCGCTAAATCCACTTCGTCAAACTTTGCGGCAACCGTTGCGGTTGGTGTGAAATCAACCGGCAAAGTGGGCGCGACTGGTTCGGGTAAAGAAATACTCGGTGCACGCACCGCAAACGCTGCGACGGTTGCTTCTGCAACCACCACAGTGAACGTGGTGATGAACCGCCCGCATCTGCAAGGCCGTATCACCTAAAGAAAGGAAAGCAGGCCAGACGACAATCTGGCCTGCAATCTTATGGATATAGAAATCATCTGCAACACTAACGATGACGAATTATTTGCCAACGTTAAACTGAATTCTCGATCATGCGATCGCTGGATCGCCGAAATTCCCGCGCACGATGGCCATGCTGTCATTGTTGGCGGTGGACCGTCTGTTGCTGACCAGCTCGACATGATCCGCAAACGGCACGCGCTGGGGCAAAAGATATTTGCTCTCAATGGTGCTGCCAAGTTTTTAAACAAGAACAATATTGTGCCGGAATACCAGGTCATTCTTGACGCACGCCCCGGCAATATTGATCTGATCGGCAAAGCTGATGAGTATTTGATCGCTAGCCAGTGCCATCCGACGCTGTTTGATGCTGTTGAAAACATCACCACCTGGCACCCTGCGGTTGATGGTTTAGACGCGCATTTGCCCGAATATGATGCCGACTATGCCATGATTGGCGGCGGAACGACTGTGGGCCTGTCGACGATGTGCTTGGCTTACACAATGGGTTACCGAAAGCTGCATCTGTTTGGCTATGACTGCTCGCACCGCAATGCGATGGGGCACGCCTACAAGCAAAAAATGAACGACAACGACGTGCTTTGCAAGGTGACGGTAAACGGCAAAGTATTCACCAGCTCGTTGACAATGGCGCGGCAGGCCGAGTTGTTCCCGCAAGTTTGCAATAATCTGATGGATCTCGGGTGTTTAATCACGGTCGACGGTGACGGGCTAATTTAAGAGGTTGTGGCCGATATGCGCCGGAATGCCGTTCCAATGGCCGAGGATGAGAAATACCGCAAAATGTGGTCAATTCCGGCTTACCGTGATACCGCGCCTGGCGAACTAATCGCCGAAACTTTTGTAAAAGTCGCCAATATCACAAAAGAGCAAAAAGTGGTAGATTTTGGTTGCGGAACAGGCCGTGGAAGTAAGAAAATACACGAATTGACCGGCGCCACAATGCAGATGGTCGACTTCAGCAACAATTGCCTGGACTCGAATGTGACGTTTCCCCTGATCATCGCCGATCTGACAAAGCCCATCGCCGTTAACGGTGATGTGGGCTATTGCACCGACGTGATGGAACACATCGCGCCCGAAAACGTCGATACCGTTATCAAAAATATTATGGATTGCGTCGAATCGGCGTTTTTCCAGATAAGCCTTGTGCACGACAACATGGGTGCGTTGATCGGCCAGCACCTTCATTTGTCTGTCTTTCCCTATGCTTGGTGGTCAGATAAGTTTAAGGAATACCGCATTCTTTGGTCAGATCAAGATGCAATTAACGCAGTCTTTTATGTAAAAAAGGAGATTTAAAAATGG